CCTGTATAAAAAGCACCAGGGCGAAGGGAAGGCATCGCTGCGCCGCGCACAGTGGAAAGCCGCCCAGGACGGCAACCCGACGATGCTCGTTTGGCTCGGCAAGCAGATGCTCGGCCAGAAGGACAAGCAGGAACTCTCCGGCCCAGACGGCGGCGCGATCCCGGTGAAGATCGAGCGCACCATCATCGATCCGAAGGCATGAAGCTGAACATCCAGACGCCGCGCTGGGCAACACCGATCCTTGAGCGCGAGAACGCCCGCTACATCGGAGCCTACGGTGGGCGTGGTTCTGGCAAGTCGTGGTTCTTCGCCGAGTGGATCGTCGAGCGGTGCGTGATGCAAAAGACCGACGTGGTCTGCGTCCGCGAGGTGCAGAAGTCGCTCAAGCAGTCTGTGAAGAAGCTGATCGAGAACAAGATCGAGGAACTGGGCGTCGGCCACCTGTTCAACATCCAGACGGCCGAGATCAAATGCCCGCACGGCGGCGTGATCATCTTCCAGGGCATGCAGAACCACACGGCCGACAGCATCAAGTCGCTCGAAGGTTTCGACATTGCCTGGGTGGAGGAAGCGCAGTCGATCAGCCAGTTCTCGCTGGACCTTCTGCGCCCGACGATCCGAAAGCCAGGCTCGCAGCTTGTGTTCTCGTGGAACCCGCGCTTCGAGGACGATCCGATCGAGGGCCTTCTGCGCGGGCCCAACCCGCCAGAGGACAGCGTCGTCGTCGAGGTGAACTACAGCGAAAACCCGTGGTTCCCAGAGGTGCTGCGGGAGGAGATGGAATACGACAAGCGCCGCGACCCGGACAAATACCTGCACGTCTGGAAGGGCGAGTACGTCCGCAACAGCGAGACGCGCGTGTTCAAGAACTGGACCATCGAGGATTTCGAGGCTCCGGACGATGCGGTGCACCGCCTGGGCGCGGACTGGGGCTTTGCGACGGACCCGACCGTCGGCATCCGCTGCCACATTGTCGGCCGCAAGCTGTTCATAGACTGGGAGGCCTATCAGATCGGATGCGAGATCGTGGACACGCCTTCGCTGTTCATGTCGATCCCGGAGGCAGAGAAGTGGCCGATGGTGGCCGACAGCGCGCGCCCGGAAACGATCAGCCACATGCGGAAGAACGGCTTCCCGAAGATCATGCCGGCGGTGAAGGGCCCGAAGTCGGTCGAGGAAGGGATCGAGTGGCTCAAGTCGTTCGACATCATCGTTCACCCGCGCTGCAAGCACACGATCGACGAACTGACGCTCTACAGCTACAAGACGGACCCAGACACCGGAAAGGTTCTGCCGATCCTCGAGGACAAGCACAACCACGTCATTGACGCGCTGCGATACGCTTGCGAGGGTGCGCGAAGGGCCAATACCAGCAAGCCAAAGGTGGCTCGGCCGGTCGCAACGGTGATGCCGATTGCTCGGTGATTGTTTTCCGCGCAAATTCCGCCTATAATTCCGGTGAATTTTCTTTGCGGGGCTGAAACGTGGCACGATTGACCAAAGAGCAGAGACTGGCGAACGTCCACCAAGACGCGCTGATGGAGTTCGACAGCATCCAGGCTTCGATGCGTGACGAGCGCCTTCAGTGCTTGCAGGACCGCCGGTTTTACTCGATCGCAGGGGCCCAGTGGGAAGGCGCGCTGGCCGAGCAGTTCGACAACAAGCCCAAGTTCGAGGTGAACAAGATCAACCTCTCCGTGATGCGGATCATCAACGAATACCGAAACAACCGCATCACCGTCGATTTCATCAGCAAGGAAGGCGATGAGGACGACAAGCTGGCCGACGTTTGCGACGGCCTCTATCGAGCAGACGAAGAAGACAGCGCCGCGGACGAGGCATACGACAACGCTTTCGAGGAAGCGGTGGGCGGTGGCTTCGGCGCGTGGCGCCTGCGGACGGTCTACGAGGACGAATACGACGACGAGGACGATCGGCAGCGCATCCGCATCGAGCCGATCTACGATGCTGACAGCACCGTGTTCTTCGACCTGAACGCCAAGCGCCAAGACAAGAGCGATGCGCGTTCGTGCTACGTCCTCACCGCCATGACCTTCGAGGCCTACAAGGAGCAGTGGAACGACGACCCTGCGTCCTGGCCGAAGGAAATCTCCGAGCAGGAATTCGACTGGGCAACGCCGGACACGGTCTACGTCGCCGAGGTCTACAAGGTCGAGGAGCGCAGCGAGGTCATTCGCATCTTCCAGACCATCGACGGCGAGGAGGAACGCTACAGCCAGGCCGACTTCGAGAACGACGAGACGCTTGAGCAGACGCTCGCAGCGATCGGCAGCGTCGAGGTTCGCCAGAAGCGCGTGAAGCGCCGCAAGGTTCGCAAGTACCTGATGAGCGGTGGCGGCGTGCTTGAGGATTACGGCTACATCGCCGGGACTGAAATCCCGATCGTGCCGGTCTACGGCAAGCGCTGGTTCGTGGACAACATCGAGCGGTGCATGGGCCACGTCCGCCTGGCAAAGGATGCCCAGCGCCTCAAGAACATGCAGCTTTCGAAGCTGGGCGAGATCAGCGCGCTCACGCCGATCGAGAAGCCGATCTTCCTGCCCGAGCAGGTGGCCGGCCACGAGGTGATGTGGGCCGAGGACAACCTCAAGAACTATCCATACCTCCTGGTGAACCCGGTGCAGGATGCCAACGGCAACGAGATGGCGTCGGGACCGATCGGCTACACCAAGCCGCCGCAAATCCCCGCGGCGATGGCTGCGCTCCTGCAGATCACCGAGCAGGACATGCAGGACATTCTCGGCAAGCAGGAAGCCGGCGAGGAAATCGCCTCGAACATCAGCGGCAAGGCGATCGAACTGATCCAGTCGCGCCTGGACATGCAGTCGTTCATCTACATGTCGAACATGGCGAAGGCGGTGAAGCGCAGCGGCGAAATCTGGCTTTCGATGGCCAAGGAAATCCTGGTCGAGCCCGGCCGCAAGATGAAGGCCGTCGGCGCGCAGGGTGAATTGTCCACGGTCGAACTCGGCCGGCCGATGCTCAACGAGGAAACCGGCGAGATTGAGTATGAAAACGACCTGTCGAATGCGAAATTCGACGTGGCTGTTGACGTCGGCCCGTCCTCGTCCTCGAAGCGCGCCGCAACGGTTCGTTCGCTGATGGGCATGATCCAACTGAGCCAAGACCCGGAGACCCGCGTCGTTCTCACCGCGATGGCGATGATGAACATGGAAGGCGAAGGCATCTGGGAAGTGCGCGACTTCTTCCGCAAGCGCCTGGTGCAGATGGGCGTCATCAAGCCGACCGAAGAGGAAGCGGCCGAGATGGCTCTGGCGATGCAGAACCAGCAGCCGGACCCGAACGCGCTTTACCTGCAGGCAGCCGCCGCAGAGGCGCAGGCCAAGGCCGTCAAGGCCCAGGCCGACACCGAATACACGATGGCCCGCGCCGAAGAGACGCGCGCCAAGACGGTCGAGACGCTGGCCTCGGTCGAAAACGATCAACGCGAGAGCGCGGTGAAAACCGCGAAGAACCTGCAAGACATTGTGCAGGGCGCGCAAGAGATGCGGCAACCGCCCCGCCGCTTCAACATGGGGTGAGAATATCACGAGGGTCTAATGACTGATAAGGCAGAGGAAATCGACGAAACCGATCTGGACACTTTCGAGGCAGAGGAGCCGGAAATCGACGAGGACGAGGCGGAGGAAATCACCGCTGCGGACGAAGGCGATGAACCCGAGGCCGAAGCTGAGGAGGAAGAAGGCGTCGTCGTGACCATTGGTGAGGAAGCGCCGCCCACCGAAGAAGAGGAACCAGAGCGTGCGCCTGAATGGGTGCGCGATCTTCGCAAGCAATACCGCGAGGAGAAACGTCGCAACAAGGAACTGCAAGAGAAGCTGGCAGAAGTTTCGGGCGCGCCCAAGGCCGCAGAACTCGGACAGAAGCCCACCCTCGAAGCGGCCGATTACGACACCGAACGGTATGAGAAGGAACTCGCTGCGTGGTATGAGCGGAAGCGCAAGCACGACGAGGTGGAAGCTGCACGACAGGCCGAGGCGGAAACCGCCGAACGGGAGTGGAAGCAGAAGCTGGAAGGCTATCAGTCGGCGAAGGCCGGCCTGAAAGTTCGTGATTACGACGATGCCGAGGAGGTCGTCCAGGACGCCTTCACCGTCACGCAACAGGGCATGATCCTGCAAGGGGCCGAAAACCCCGCGCTGCTGGTCTATGCGCTGGGCAAGAACCCGAAACGTGCGAAGGAACTCGCCTCGATTAAAGACCCGGTGAAGTTCGCTTTCGCAGTGGCCAGATTGGAGACGCAATTGAAAGTCACGAAGCGCAAAGCATCCTCGAAACCGGAACCGACGATCAGCGGCACAGGCCGCCCGTCCGGGTCCGTTGACAGCACCCTTGAGCGGCTCCGCTCTGAGGCTGAGAAAACCGGAGACTATTCCAAGGTCTACGCGTATAAACAGCGTCAGAAACGGTCCGCCTGAACCTGAATGGAGATAGCCAATGGCTAACGCATTTTCCAAAGAAGAACGCGTCGCGTTCGAAGACATCCTCGCCGGTTTCAACGACGCGCTCGTTCTGTCGTCGCTTGTGACCAAATACAACACCAACGGCCAGCAGATGGAGCGTTCGAGCGACACCATCTGGCGTCCGATGCCTTACATCGCGCAGTCGTATGACGGCTCCGATGCGACCTCGAACTTCGGTGACAACACCCAACTCGCGGTCCCGGCAACCATCGGCTACCAGAAGCACTCGACCGCGCTTCTGACGGCGAAAGAACTGCGCGACCTGCTGCAGGAAAACCGCCTCGGCCAGGCTGCCGCACAGAAGCTGGCGTCGGACATCAACGTCGCCGTTCTGTCGGTTGCATCGAACCAGGGCACCGTCGTGTCGAAGCGCACCACCGCAGCCGGTGGTTACTCCGACGTCGCCGAGGCCGACGCGCTGTTCAACGAGCAGGGCGTTTCCATGTCGGATCGCTACTTCGCTCTGTCGAGCCGCGATTACAACGGCATGGCTGCTGATCTCGCCGCCCGCCAGACCATGAACAACATCCCGACCGAGGCCTATCGTCGTTCGTATGTTGGTGAAGTGGCTGGCTTCCAGACCTTCAAGATGGACTATGCGAACCGCCTCACCGCGGCCGCTGGCACCACCGTGACGATCAACGGCGCGAACCAGTACTGGGTTCCGAAGGCAACTTCGACCGCAGGCACCGGCGAAACCTCGAACGTCGACAACCGTTACCAGACCATCGCCATCACTGTTGGCGGCGGCACTGTGAAGGTTGGCGATGCGTTCACCATCGCTGGCGTCAACGCCGTGCACCACATCACCAAGCAGGACACCGGCCAGCTTAAGACGTTCCGCATCGTCGAGATCGTCACCGGCTCCGGCGGCACCGGCACCGTCAAGATCAGCCCGGCCATCGTGTCGGCGCAGGGCGGTTCGGATGCCGAAGAGCAGTACAAGAACGTGACCGCGACGCCCGCAAACGGCGCAGCCATCACCTTCCTGAACACTGCTTCGGCTTCGGTGAACTGCTTCTGGCACCGTGACGCGATCGAACTGCTGCCGGCCTCGCTGGCGGTTCCGACCGACGCGGGTGCGGACATCATGCGCGCGACGACCGACCAGGGCGTCGAACTCGTGATGCAGAAGCAGTTCGACATCAACACGCAGAAGACCAAGTATCGCTGGGATACGCTCTTCGGCGTGGCGATGTTGCAGCCTGAAATGGCTGGCATCATGCTGTTCTCGCAGACCTGATGAACCTGGGGCGGGGCTTCGGTCCCGCCCTTCTCTAAACGAGGGACAGTGATATGCCGCTCAAGAAGGGCTACAGCCGCAAAAGCATCGGCGAGAACATCAAGACGGAAGAAAAGGCCGGCCGCCCGCGCAAGCAGGCGATTGCCATTGCCTTGAACACCGCACGCAAGGCCGCCGAAAAAGCAGGCAAGCCTTCGAAGGCACCCAAGCGGAGGAAAAGCAAATGACCACCATGCTCTACAAGCACCCTGGTCCGCACGACATTCACGGCGACAAGTTCGACTACATCATCGTTGAGGATGATGCGATCGAGGCCGCCATCAAGGACGGCTGGGCCCGCTCCACGACGGAAGCGAAGGAAGGCCCTGCGAAACCCAAGCGTGGCCGCAAGCGCGCCCGCGACGAGGACGGTCAGTTCGCCGGGGACGATCCCGCGACGCCGGACGTCAACGAGGCATTCGAGGAATAACCAATGGGCTGGACGAAGCGCGAAATCATCAATCAGGCTTTCGAGGAAATCGGTCTCGCCGGTTACGTTTTCGACCTGCAGCCGCAGCAGCTTGAAAGCGCGCTTCGTCGTCTCGATGGCATGATGGCAACCTGGAACGGCAAGGGCATCCGCCTTGGATACCCGCTGCCCTCCTCGCCGGGTTCGAGCGACCTGGATCAAGAGACCGATGTGCCGGACGCGGCGATCGAGGCGATGGCCCTGAACCTCGCCGTGCGGATCGCTCCTGGTTACGGCAAGACCGTCTCGCCGGACACCAAGGCTTCGGCCAAGGGCGCCTACAACCAGCTTATCGCGCAGTTCGCCAAGCCGATCGAAATGCAACTCGACAGCATGGCGATCCCGGCGGGCGCTGGAAACAAGCATTGGCGCGGCCGGAAAGACCCGTTCCTCGCACCTCCCACCGATCCGCTGCAAGCCGGACCGGACAGCATCTTGGACTTGGAGTAAATCATCATGGCCACCATCAACCAGCTTTCTGCAACTGACAGCCTGAACGGCGGCGATCTGCTTCCGGTCTACAAGCAGAACCAGGGCGACGCCCGCAAGTGCTCCATCACGACGCTGATGGACTATGTGAACGCTAACGTGACCACCGTCACCCAGAACACGCAATACGCCGCGCCGGCCGCGACTGGTTTCAGCGTGACCGTGAACACCGGCAACGTCTGGCTGATCCTGACGCCGGTCAGCACCTACGCCGCTGGCGCGATCGTGCTGCCCACTGGCGCGTCGGACAAGGACACCGTGACCGTGAACTGCACGCAGATCGTCACGTCGCTCACCGTGTCCTCTGGGGCCACTGTGGTTGGCGCGCCGACGACGCTGGCCGCCAACGGGTTCTTCACCATGCGCTTCGACGCAGCAACCAGCACCTGGTATCGCATCTCGTAAGGGGGAAGCATGCAAATCCCCATTCTGAACGGCATCTACGCGGACGCCTCACCAGACTTC